CGTCCTCCAAAGGACGAAGAACACATTGTAGATTGGATGAGAGATTTTGTAGAAAGTATTGGAATGAAAATATTAATGGGACCATTTGCTAAATATTTAGATATTCCAGGTAATACAGGATTAACAGTTGCAGCGATAATTGAAACATCACATATCGTAATGCATACTTGGGATGAATTAAATCCTGCAATGATACAATTAGATGTATATTCTTGCGGTGAATTTGATGAACACGATATATGTAAAAAGATTGCAAAAGACTTTGAATTGACTAAGATAGAATATAAATATTTAAATCGTGAGACTGGACTATCGGACATTTCAGGTGGTATATTAAACTATAGAAAATGAAACTTACTGCTAATATAAGCTTAGACGAGCTTATAAAGTCACAAGTTGCCGAACGTAAAGGCATAAATAACAATCCATCACCAATGCAAATAGAAAATTTAAAAGCATTGGCAATAAATATTCTACAACCCATACGTAGTGAGTTTGACAGGCCTCTTATTATTAGTTCTGGATTTCGTTGTGCAGAATTGTGCATTGAGATAGGATCAAAAATTACTAGCGAACATTGTGCAGACAACAAATCAGCAGCAGCTGACTTTGAGATTCCAGGAATAGATAATAAAGTATTAGCACAATGGATCAAAGATAACCTTATTTGGAATCAATTAATTCTTGAGTTCTACAAAGAAGGAGAACCATCATCAGGGTGGGTCCATTGTAGCTATTCAACAGATTTAAATAAAAAAGAATCCTTGATTGCTTATCGAGAGGATGGTAAGACACAATATAAACCGTGGAGATAATATGACAATTGGAAGATCGCAAATGACAAAACAAGTTGAAGGACAACTTAGAGGTGCTAGAAAGAAAAAAGCACCTAAAGGTTATCATTATATGCCTAATGGTAGATTAATGAAAAACAGTGCGCACAAGAAAAAGAAGTAATCCCATAGCAAAAAACCTAAAGTCTAGAAAGTTTAAGCCTAAAGTGGTACAATCAAAGAAGTTGTACAACCGCAAAAAGGAGAACATATCTCTCAAAGCGGCCGCTATAGATTATGAAAAACTGGATTAAAAGTTTAATTTGTAAAATTTTTAAAATAAAGCAATGTGCTTGTAAAGGAGGGAAAAACAATGGCTGAAAAAGGACCTTGTTGGGAAGGATACGAAATGGTTGGTATGAAGACGAAGAATGGTCGTAAAGTACCTAATTGCGTTCCCAAAACAAAAAAAATGAAATATGGTAAGATGGTTAAAGCTTATACAGGAACCGCAGTTAAACAATCAACTGAAACTAAAAAAGAATTTTCAATGAGACACGAACATCATACTGCTACTAAAGGTATGATGGATTATTATAAGGATATTATTTAATGGCTAGTTCAGGAACAAGTACATTTAATTTAAACATAGACGAAGTTATTGATGAAGCATATGAAAGATGTGGATTAACAACTAACTCTGGTTATGATTTAAAAAGAGCTCGAAGAAATTTAAATATACTTCTTTCTGAATGGAGTAATAGAGGACTTAATCTTTGGAAAGTTGAAAACAAAGAACAAGCATTAACAGCTGGAACAATATCTTACGCAACACCTTCTAATTGCAATGATGTTTTAGAAGCTTATGTTTCTACTGGAGCAGGTAATAGTGCAACAATAACAGATGTATCCTTAACTAAGATTGATAGATCAGCTTATGCTGCATTACCTAATAAAGGTTCTACAGGTCAACCATCTCAATATTATGTAGATAGACAAATCAATCCTCAAATTTATTTATATCAAGCACCTGATGCAGTTACTTACACTTATTTAAAATATTATTATATTGCTAGAATTGAAGATGCAGGTGCTTATACAAACACACCAGACGCACCTTATAGATTTTTACCTTGTATGGTGGCGGGTCTTTCGTATTATTTATCATTTTTCAAAGCAGCAGACAGAACTCAAATGTTAAAATTAGCTTACGAAGATGAAATGAAAAGAGCTTTAGATGAAGATGGTTCTAGAACATCTTTATACATTACACCACAAACTTATTATGGAGATGGAGTATAATGGCATACGCAAAAGGTAAAAGATCATTATCAATATCTGACAGATCAGGACAAGCTTTTCCTTATCAAGAAATGGTAAGAGAATGGACAGGTGCATTAGTACATATTTCTGAATACGAACCTAAACATCCTCAAATAAGAAGAAAAAGAGTTGTGGCAGATGCTATAGCTTTACAAAATTCTAGAGCACAAGATTTTACATTTAATTCTGGAGGAGCTGTATTTACAACAATAGATTTAACTCTTCCTGGTGAATTTGCTTTTGAATCTTCTGGAATGCAACCTGATGATGGATCATTACAAAATACAAGAAGAGAAGCTTTAACTTTAGTAGGAACAGTACAAGTGGTAATATCATAATGGCTATAACATATTCAAATTTTTTAACTCAAGTAAGAAACTATACAGAGGTAAATAGCACTGTATTATCTGATACACTTATTGATCAATTTATTAGAAATACTGAATTAGATATAGCAGGAAAAGTAGATTATGATGATTTAAGAAAGTATTCTAATTCTACATTTACAGCTAGTAATAGATATGTTTCATTACCTGCTGATTGTATTATTATAAGATCACTACAAAGCATTAATGGTTCAACAAGAACGTTTTTAGAAAAAAGAGACACTAGTTTTATATCTGAATATAATGGTTCAGGGGCTACAGGAGAACCTAAGTTTTGGGCTAATTGGGATGATTTTACTATTTTAGTCGCTCCTACTCCTAACTCAGCTTATACCATACAAATTAATTATATTATTGATCCACCTCATTTTACTTCTACTAATAATACCTTCTTATCAACTTACCAAGAAGCGTTACTATTACACGGTGTTTTAACAGAAACTTTTTCTTATTTAAAAGGACCCGCTGATCTTTACACTTTGTATAAAAGTAAGTATGATGAAGAAATACAATCTTTCGCTGTTCAACAAATGGGCAGAAGACGAAGGGCTGAATTTGATAGTGGCGTACCTAGAATTAAAGTAGAGTCACCATCACCATAACAATTTTATAAGGAGAAAAAATGGCAATAACAACAAACGCAATTGCAAATTCTTTTAAAAAAGAATTATTAGAAGGTAAGCACGACTTTACCGCTTCAACAGGAAGCGTGTTTAAGTTAGCTATGTATACTTCTGCGGCAACTTTAGGAAAATCTACAACTTCATACACAACTGGATCTGAAACATCTTCACCTGCAGGTTACACTGCTGGAGGAAAGGGACTAGTCAATGTTGGAACTTCTGTTGCTTCAAATGTAGCAATAACTGATTTTTCAAATTTATCTTTTACAAACGTAACTTTAACTGCTAGAGGTGCGTTGATCTACAATACATCAAACTCAGACACAGCGGTTGCTGTACTAGACTTTGGTGGAGATAAAACAGCTACAAGCGGAACATTTACAATTCAATTCCCAGCTTTCACAACCTCTGCAGCTATTCTAAGAATAAGCTAAGAGGTGTTTAATGGCAGCATCATCCTGGGGTTCAAATAATTGGGGCGAACAAGCCTGGGGTGATAATGCCGTAGTAGTAGGCTTCGATACTTGGGGCAATTCTGCTTGGGGCGAAGGTAATTGGGGTGAAGGTGCAAATACACCAACACTATCTTCAAACGTAGGATCAGTTAACATATCAATTGGCGTTGCAGTAAATGTAACAGGCCAATCATTAAATTCAGCAATAGGTTCAGTAACTACATCTGCAAACGCAGACATAGATGTTAATGGTAATGTATTAACTTCTAACATTGGTCAAATAGATTTTGATGCAGATTCGATAGTTACACTAACAGGCATTGTATTAACTTCAACTATTGGTGCAGTTGATTTAGACGCAGATGGTAATATCACAATTAATGCTACTGAAAATGCATTAAATACTGGCATAGGACAAGTTTCAGAATCAATAGAAGTAGGTCCTGTTGTAACAACAGCTGGTTTATTAAGTACAGCAATTAATTCAGTCGCAATTACAGCTGATGCAAATGTTACAGAAACAGGATTAAGTTTAACTTCAAATATTGGTGATGAAACAGTTGATTTAAATACACCTGTTGATGTTACAGGTATTTTATTAACTTCTAACTTAGGTTCAATAAGCATAACAGGTGATGCTAATTTAACATTAACTGGACAAGCACTTACTTCAGCAATAGGTACTGTTGATGCGGTAGTCGTGGCAGAAGTTACAGGTATTGCAATGACTTCAGCAATAGGCTCAGTAACTACTGTAGCTAATGCAAACGTTATAGTTTCGGGCCAATCATTGACACTAAGTCTAGGTGCCGATAAAATACAAGCATGGCAGGAAGTTGATCCAAATGTCACAAACACTTGGACAGAAATATCAACGGGAGCATCAAATGTTTGGACTGAAGTTGATATAGCAGCTTAATAATGATAATATAGCACAAAGGATTTATATGGCATCAAGTTATTCTACAGACCTTAAACTCGAACTAATGGTAACGGGTGAAAACTCGGGTACCTGGGGCGATAAAACAAATACCAATTTAAATTTATTACAACAAGCCATTGCAGGATATGAAGCTATCTCTATTGCAGGTGGTGCACAAACTACTGCATTAGTTATGACAGACGCAACTATTTCTAATGCTAGAAATGCTGTTATCAAATTAACAGGAACGATTACAGGAAATCAAGTTGTAACTATACCTAATGGTATAGAAAAAACTTATATTGTAAGTAACGGAACAACAGGAGCTTTCACAGTTGAATTTAAAACAGTTTCAGGAACAGGTGTAACTTTTGCAACTGATGATAAAGGTTTTAAATATGTTTTTTCAGATGGAACAAATGTAAATAATATTACATTAGCATCACCTCCAGGTGGTTCTGATACACAAATTCAATTTAATGATGGTGGTTCAGCTTTTGGTGGTTCTGCTAATTTAGTTTGGGATGGAACAAACGTAGTTATTGGTGCAACAGGTGCAGTAAGATTAAGTGATACAACTGGTGGTGAATACGTTGGCTTAAAAGCACCAGGAACAGTTTCAGCTTCATACACATTAACTTTACCAACAGCAACAGGTACAGCAGATCAAATTTTAGTTACAGATGGTTCAGGCAATTTATCCTTTGCAGATAATTCAGGTGGAACATCTTGGCAAGCTGTTAAGACAACAGGATTCACAGCTGTCGCAGGCGAAGGATATTTTTGTGACACATCATCAGCAGGATTCACAGCAACATTACCAGCAACTCCAACTTTAGGAGATGAAGTAACTTTAGTTGACTATGCAGGAACATTTGACACAAACAATCTAACTGTAGGTAGAAACTCTGAAAACATTCAAGGTTCTGCTGCAGACTTAACTGTATCTGTAGAAAGAGCTGGTTTAACTTTAGTATATTCAG